CACACAATTATCATTATACTATAACTTTACATATAAACATAGTCTTTACATATAATTTTTGTTTAGGGTTGTTCTATCTGTTCTAAGATGTTCTAAGTAGATAAGTTTACATATAGAACAAATTTGAGGTTTTTTTGGTGCGGGTTTTATTAAGATAAGTTGTTGTTTTTATTATATTATTATATATATTTATATTTATATGTTTTTGCTGATGTTCTACGTGTTCTACGTGTTCTATGCTTTTTTAGGTGTGTCCCCCTTTTTCTGAAAAATATGTTTGCACTGCGAAAAACAAGCTCTTCGTCTCTAAATTCGTCAAAATCTCCCCCCTACCGTGTTTTTGCTTAGAACAATAGAACATGCTTTGTAATCAAGGACTTAACTTAGAACATTTGTAGAACATGGCTTAGAACAAGGTCTATAGCTTAATTATATCTTAGCCCATACAATACAGAACAAGGTCTTCTAATTATATCTTAGCCCAAACCAATTCCACGACAACGTGGAACGCTAAATAAACTTCTAGCCCACGCAACAACGACGTGAACGCTAAGCGACGGCGACGACACAGAACTGGTATCAACAGGGGTATAGCGTAATTATGTAATAGGTAATAACTTCGTGGCAGGCAATGGGTAGCTAGGGATTTTGGTTTAAGAATATAATAGGTGACAGCGATATAGATAACTGGTGTCAAAGAATTTTAGGCACAAAAAAAGGGGCCCGAAGGCCCCTAAGGTATTACTGTTGAACTTTCGCTTTTCGGTTTGCACCAAAATAAGCATCTTTAAAAGCACCTATCGCGGATAATGTACGCTTTTCATTGGCGGTATCATCACCACGCGCCAACGCGTTTTTACATTTTTTAGGAAGGTTATCAAGCCACTCAGTAATAGTGACATCATAAGAATTAGTGGCGCCACGATTTTTTGGTTTGCCTTCATTCTTAATATCCTTCACCGCCTTGATTAAATCCTTCATGCGATTAGAGCAATATGTATTTACTTTATCGCGGATTGGCTTGATTAAAGCGTGTACGTTTGGATTTTTGGTACGCATTGCGCCAAACGCTTGTGACGTGTATGACATAACCAAACCTACTGACAGCGCAATCTTATCACCTTTGAAACTTTGGAAGGTTGCATCATCAACAGCAATATAGCCGTTGTCTTTAAATACATAACCCTTTTTAATATCGGGATTATTTTCCGCGAACCTTAATTGAAACCCTTCATAAAGCCCGTCTTTAGCTACATCACTAACGTTTTCATCAAAATCATGATACTCATTCAAAATACTTCTAGCTAAAGTGTTTTTAACATCTACGTTTTTAGCTAATTCATAACCTACATTTTTAAAGTTAATTGACATACTATGTACCTTCTTAAAATACTAGGAAAACGCCTAGCGCGTATTAAGTTTATAGCAAGGCTAGAATTGTATGTAAAGTTAGAGCCACGCGTGGAACGATAAATAGCGATACCGAACGCGCGACCACCAAGCGTCCGCGAAGACACAGAACTGGTATCAAAAGGCCAAGCGCAAAAAAGAAGGGGGCTACGCGCCCCCTCGGTGGTTAATCCATTCTACCTTCGTAGTACTTAGCGTCTATATTATTATCTGCTAAGAACTTTAATGCTGGTTGAGCCGTCTTCCATTTAGCTACGTTACCCTGCATTTGGTTAGGTGCTCTGATTGTACCGTATGGTGTTGCTATATGATCTCCAAGAGTACAAGTACCTTCATCATCAAGTACCTTAAACCATTCTTGTGTCCAAATATCTTTGGCTCGTTTTAAAACCTCGTGCATTAAGTTCTCTTCAAACATATCTAATTGTGTTGTATACATCTTAGTTCTCCTCTGTTAGTGAAAGATAAAAGTACATACATGCAGCTACTACACACAATGCTGCACCTATTGGTAGGTGTAGATAAAACAATGCAATACCACCAACCATTAACATTACTAAACCTTCTAAGAATCTAATTACTTGTCTCATACTATTCTCCTAGTTAATACCAAACATAAGTTGCTTGGTTAGTTAATTTATAGCCAATCTAGGAACGTATGTAAAGTTTACCCCCTCTACCCCACCTACCCCCCACCCCCCAAATAATAGAATGGGACCCCCCTTCCCCCCACACCCCTTAATCTGCACAAACGATTCCGTAAAAATAGAAACCTACCCCGTCAACAATATAACTTGACATATAAAAAATAATATATAAAAAATTCTGAAAACTTACTTAGATTGCTTTAGGATCGAAGTTGTATAACTCGGAGTAGACATCTTTAATACGCATGAATTTAGCCCCGTGTTGATCGAAGTCATCATCGCCTCGAACGTAGAGAGCTAGGTGTACCATTTCATGAAGAAGAGTTTGGAATATAGTGATGAAGTGCCCACAAGAACCAGAACTTATTTCAATAGCCATGTCTACTTCGTCAAAGCAACCATATATAGTAGGATTTTTAATAACACGGAACTTAACTTTAGAAGACTTAGGCATAGGAAGGGTATTAAAAGGCGCCATCTGACACGCCATGTTATAGAGTATCTCTAAGTTCTTCTTAGTTAACGTGGTTTTTGCCATAAAACACCCCTTAAAAACATATTATACTTAAAAAAGTTGCGACTAAATGACAAACTAGTATAAAATAGTCAAATTAGCTGCAAAAATAAACTCATAGGTGACACAGCAACCCATGCAAACAGAAAATATTCAAGAAAATCAAGACTTTAGCGACGTAGATGTCGTTCTTGTACCCCCTATTGAACAAAATCAACCTATTCCACCCCATGCACGAGATGCATTACCGCCTTTAACTAATGAACAAGAGATAGAAATGGTAGGAAACACCATAAAACTTATCTCAGATTTAACCGGACAGCGTATTCAAGCTACGCAAGAGGACATAGATGAGGCCAAAACGGTGATAAAGACTATCATTAAAGAGCCTGAGAAGAAACTAAATATAAGAAAGTATAAAAACAATACACTTGCAGCACTTGCAGGTATGGTAGCTGAGTTAGATGCACAAGTTGTAGATGACTTAAAGGATTTAAAGACGTTTGTAATTAACGGACTGATTAAAGAAGCGACGATGTCAGACAAAGCTAAAGAAAGAATCACAGCGTTACGTGCAATAGGTGAGGTAGATGGCGTAGATGCGTTTAAAAAACATACTGAAGTGGTTCATAAAAGTATGTCGATGGATGATATAGAGAGTAGACTACAAACACTTGTAACTAAACTACAAAAACGACTGGACGTTAAAGACTCTGAAGTGATCGATGCAGAAGTTGTAAAAGATGAGTGATGCTAAAAAGGAACAAGAGAAACGTGTACTATCCCTCATTAGGTTCTTAGGAGCACACAAACAACATCTAGCAGAAGCAGAAGCGAAAGAGGTTGATGCACTGTTAGAACTGACAGATGGTAAGATAGTACAAGATGTAGGCAGTACAAGTTTTTTAGAATTCATACAACATGTGTACCCAGGATATATGGTAGGAGCGCATCATGCGAGGTTGGCTAAGATATTTGAAGATATTGCTGCGGGAAAGAAAAAACGAGTTATTGTTAATATTGCACCGAGACATGGTAAGTCAGAGCTTATTTCATATCTTGCGCCTGCATGGTTCCTCGGTAAATTTCCTCACAAAAAGGTTATTATGGCGTCTCACACAGCTGATTTGGCGGTTGGTTTTGGTCGTCGTGTCCGTAATCTGGTGGGCTCAGATGCGTATAAGGATATATTTCCGACGGTAGAATTACAAGCTGACTCTAAGTCTGCATCACGATGGGGGACAAACTTTAATGGGGAATATTTTGCAATTGGTGTTGGTGGTGCCCTCGCTGGTCGCGGGGCTGATTTGTTTATCATTGATGATCCACACTCCGAACAAGACGCCAAGTTGGGACGCGCGGATGTTTTTCTGCCTGCTTGGGAGTGGTTTCAGTCTGGTCCATTACAACGTCTTATGCCGGGCGGTGCGATTATTGTAGTGATGACACGTTGGTCTAAACTTGATCTGACGGGACAGATTGTGAACCAGATGGTTAAGAATGACGAAGTAGATCAGTGGGAAGTAGTAGAGTTTCCAGCAATTATTGAAGATAAAGAAGGAATTGAGAAACCATTATGGCCTGAGTTCTGGAGTTTAGAAGAGTTATTAAGTAAGAAAGCTGCATTAGATGTACGTTATTGGAATTCACAGTACTTACAAAATCCAGTATCAGAAGAAGGTGCGTTAATAAAAAGAGAATGGTGGAATATATGGGAAGAAGAAGATCCGCCAAGCTGTGAATTTACAATTATGAGTTTAGATGCTGCCCAGGAGGCCAATAATAGAGCGGACTACAACGCGCTCACCACTTGGGGCGTCTTTTTTAACGAAGAAACGAATAACTATAATATAATACTGTTAAATTCAATTAAAGAACGACTAGAGTTTCCTGAATTAAAAGAATTAGTATTACGTGAGTATAAAGAATGGGAACCTGATGCATTTATCGTTGAAAAGAAATCTAATGGTGCTGCACTATATCAAGAAATGCGTCGTATGGGCTTACCTATTGGTGAGTTTACTCCTGGTAAAGGGCAAGACAAGATTTCAAGAGTTAATGCAGTTTCAGATTTGTTCAGAAGTGGGATTGTATGGGCGCCTGATAGACGATGGGCTAAAGAAGTAATAGAAGAATGTAACGATTTTCCAAGTGGTGCTAATGATGACCTTGTAGATAGTACAACACTTGCATTAATGAGATTTAGACAAGGTGGGTTTATTAGATTACCAAGTGATGAGCCTGAAGATATACCAGGATTTAGAAGTTCTCGAAACAGATTATATGCAATTTAAGGATAACATATGGCAATTAACGTAGATAAAAGTATAAGTCAAGCACCTCAAGGCCTAGAAGAATTAGCGATGGGCCAACCAGATCTTTCTATTGAGATTGAAAACCCAGAAAGTGTAACGCTTGATGACGGTAGCATGGAAATTACTATTGTGCCTGGTAAAGATGTTGCCGGTGATGAATTCAATGCAAACTTAGCAGACGATATGGATGAAGGTCAGTTGACTGAATTGTCAGGTGATTTAATTGGTGAATACGATGCCGATATTAATTCAAGAAAAGATTGGTTAACTACTTATGTAGACGGCTTAGAATTACTAGG